GTACGCATTATGTTCTCCTTTAGGCGATGCGGATTTCGGTCACGTTGCTGGCGTCCTTGCCATCAACACCCCAAGTAACGCCAGTCAGTGCAACGCACTTACCGGAGTCGGCGGCGGTTTCAAAGTCGCCAACAGCCTTGCCAGTGTCCGCAGTTACGCGAACAAAGACTTGACCGCCACGAGCCGGAGTGCCGACTGTGCAGACAACGTTGACGTAGCCTTCGCGGACGATGCCTTGTACGGCTTCCACGTTAGGTACTCCACCCGCATAAGTTTCAACGAGGCTACCGCTAATTGCCGGAGCAACGCGGGAAAGCACACCGTAGAAAACGGTTGCGGCATCGCCGGAGGCGATCTTTTCAAATTTGCCCGAAACGATTTTGACGGGTGCGCCAAAAGCGGTTGGGGCTTGGGCTGCATTAAGCAGACCGGGTTCTACGACAGTATTGTCCGGACGGGTCACGTCACCGGCAATACCAGACGAGGCGCGATAAAGAATGCTAGTCATGGTCTTTCTCCTTTACTTTTTGCCGAAACGTGCGGCGTTGATTTCATTGATTTTCTCTGCGGTCATAGCACCGGCTTGCATCGCCGGTAGTCTGTCCAGAGTAACACTCGATTGCAGTTGGTTACGGCGGACGCCTTTCAGCATCTCCGATGCGCCAACGAACAGCATGTCGCTATCGGCAGTTGAAAACTTCTTGCCAGCCAGCAGAGTGTCGATTACGGCTTTACCGTCGCGGGTGCCATAGGCAACCTTGAGGGCTTTCGCCTTGATGTCTTTGGTCATCGAAATGCCCGGTGCGAGAATCTCAGCACGAGCCTTCGTGTCAGCGGTAACGGTCGCAGTCGCTTCCTCCTCATCCATGTAGCCTTCGCCATCTTTGGATGCTTCGGGGTCTTCGTCCATCATCTCGCCTTCACCTTCTTCGATGCCCGCCAGCTTCGCCAACACCTTTTCGATGTTGCCAAGACGCTGTTCTAGTGCGGTCATTTCTTCGGGCGTATGATCGCCTTCCTTCGAGGCTGGCATATCGCCATCTTCGTCAGAAGCCGGTACGTCTTCGTCGGCGGCTGGTTTGTCGCCATCTTCATCGCCGGTAGGCTTGATAGAGGCTTCAAGTGCGTCAAGGCGTTTCATGATGGCGGCTAGAACCTCGCCAACTTCCACTTCCTGATCGCCAGCCGGAGGGGTATTTTCTGCCATAGCCTCATCGAGAGACTTGCTGAAAATCCCCATGATTTTTTGTTTCATAGTCATGGGAGGTTTCTCCTTTTGTGGTGCGTGATCGAAAATGGCACATTCCGAACCGCACCGCCCGGACGTTACCAATGCTACATGATTGCCGATGATTCCCTCTTGCCTTCCTCGACCGGGGGATTCCTCGACATACTCAGCCTCATACCCGCATGATACTTCACGCAGTCTTTTTTGCTTGACGGCGCTGATTGCCTCCATATCGGTAATCAGCAGGTCTGCAAGTAGTTTGTCCGCGTCTTCGCCCTCGCCGGGTCGCACGTTCTGTACGACGCCAACAGCGAGTTCGCGCCAGTTCTCAGGCGTCACGAAGTCGTCGGGGTGATTGATCGTCACCGGCTTCCCCTCAAATGAGGCGATAGTTGCCGGATCGTGAATATCATCTATTGAGCGGCTAATGACGGTATGACCGTCGCCCGCAGTAATCGGTGTTTCGCTAGGGTTGTACAGTAAATCCCCTGCGCGTGTAATCGGTACGGCTTCGCAAATCAGGAACCCTTCCGGTGTTTCGCTGATGCGGTCGCTTAGTTTCGCTGTCGAGTAAAAACGTTTCACGGTCTGTTCGTCCTTTGCCTTATTGTCGGCGGAGTCCATCCGGTCAACGATATTTCGCGCCCATGATTGCCCCGGATCGCCTCCCCATAGCGCCCATGCTACACGACCGGCGCTAGGGTATCCCTCGCCGCCCGGTTTGAAGCCTGACGCCTTTTTGTCAACCTCGTGGCGGGCAAAAAAGGAGTGCATCCGTTTAACGGTATCAAGGGAAAGGTTCTTGCGATTCTGTATATCGCGGGCGCGGGCAACACCAATATCGGTTCCGCCGCCATTATCCTTGCGCCATTCAAGTCCACGCTTCGCCTCCGCCGCCATAGCTTCGGTGGGCTTTGTGTCGATTTGAATGCCTTTATACGATTCCATAATTTACATTGTGCATGATGTCAAGTGTCAAAGCAACAATAGTTTAATCGGGAATGATTGGTTCCGCGAAGCATCGACAATTAGGAAACTCTCCGGGATTTCCCGTGGTTCCATCCGATAACGTTGGCGGACTCTTAAACTTAAACACTTTCCCGTTCATTTGCCGATGCGATTCCCGGACGTCGCCATCCTCCGCAGTTCGCCAGATGTAACTGTCCGCACCGACGTACTCAGCACGGGCTTGCGTTATGGCGGAGTTCGCCTTGGCAATCTCTGTCCGGGCGATGAGAGTGGCACGGCTTTCCGTCACCCCTTCGGTTCGGGCAAGTTCCTCTGCCACTTCGTCCGCACGACGCCCGCCGGTCGCGGCTTCCATAGCCAGCTTTTGGGCGCGTTCCCCGGCTTCGAGGGGTAGGCTTTTAATGAGGGCGACTTGGCGCTGTTGTAGGAGCAGGGCGGCGGCTCCAACGTCCGTCTGATTAACGGTCTGCTTGAGCGCGGCGGCGATCTTTTTCGACTGCGCGGCAAACGCCTTCTGATTCCCCCGGCTGATTTCGCCGATGAATTTCGCGGAGGTCTTCTCTGCCCAAGGGGTGATCGCCTCCGAGTAGGCTTTCAGCATCGCTTGGAGTTTGGTCTGATCCCGGATCGTTGAGCCGGAAACGTGCGACTTGATAAGGTTGCCAATAACGCGGGCGACCTTCCGGAGTTCCCGCGCATAGCGGGACTCAGCACCGCGAGAGAATCCCCACTTAGCCATTTAGCCAAGCCTTGAGGCGTTCGGTCAACGTTTGTCCAGCGTCCGTTGCAGGTTCGTCGGGCAAGCCTTCGGTTGGCATCGGTGGCGCGGCGTTCTCTGCTTCGGTGATCGCTTCCTCCGTGATGTTCGTGAACACCCCGGTATGCTCACTCGACTGACGCAATTCTTTCATGGCGGTCGCTTGGTCGATGATCCCGGAGTCTAGTGCGGCAGATACGGTGGTCACTACCGCTTGGGCGATGTCCACCTTCTCTTTGGCGGAGGTCTGCCATAGCGGTACAAAGTCAAAGTCGAAGTTCTCAGGCGCGGAGTCGCCAAACGTACTGCGGTGCAATACGCGGAGGAGTCGGGTCAAGCCTTCGCGCAGACGGCTTTCCTGTTGCGACGCAATATTGTCATAGTAGGTGCGGAGGTCGCTTTCGCCGGTCGATGACAGACCCGCCGGGGATTGACCAAAGAGGCGAACCAACGGGATGCCCAAGGCTCCGGAGATTTGTTGACCGAATTGCAGGATCATGTCTGATAGACCGGCAAACGAGTATTGGGTCGTTGTGAATGAATCCTCTTTGTCGAGGAGGGTGATGCCTTCGTTTGTTTGCAGGAGCCTCATGTGATGGAACATGGTCAGCAGGTTTTCTTCTGCCTGTCCGCCCGCCGCCAAAACCTCGCGTAGCTTGTCGATCTGCACGGTACGGAGGTGAGCCTTCTGAATCAGGTTTGACGCGCCAGCGGTCGCCGTATCGAAGGCGATGAGGCGGTCATAGAGTCGCTCAATAACGGACTCGCCCCATAGCTGTTCAACGATAGCCTGATACGCCGGGAGTTGAATGCCAATCAAGCGGATCGCCCGCGTGTAGTGAATGTTGATTGTCGAGAGTTGACCAGTCGTGACGTCTGACACGACTTGGTAATACTCCGGCAGTCCATCGTCCATGCCTCCGGAGATGATCCGGTTCAAGTCCGGCTGTAACTGCCAGCGGTCGTAAACCTTGAGTCCACGGAATTGATCCTTTGCCACGGTATCAAGGGCGAGAGGAGTCGATGGGTCTTGCCCGTCGATAACCATAAACGCGAGAGCGCCGCCATAGAGTCGTGACCACTTGATCGTGTCGAGGAGAGCGCCCCAAACGCCAAGGCGGTTGAGTTGTGTTTGTAGCTTCTCGATGCGGTCGGGGTCGTCGCTTCCCTTGATCGTAATGCCAGCGCGGGTCATATCCTCCGCCACAGAGTCGATGGCTTGCCCAACGATCCAGCTTCCACGGTACATCGCTTCCAGCTTGACGCGGTTCTTGGTCAGCAGGTCAAAGATGTAGGTCGCGTCCGAGTTTACGTTGTC